GATTGTGATTCCTATCATAATGGATGGGGCTATAAAGTGGGCGGACTTCGTAACTCGGAGTTATTCCACGAAAAGACGAAGGATTTCATTCTTCGTAGAACAAAGGATGAAGTCTTGCAAGACCTTCCAAAGCTAACAAGGAAGTTCTTTCACTGTGAACTAGACAGGAAAGTAAACAAAGCCTATGCTCAATCATTGAAAGAGCTAGAGGATTTGTATTACAGTGAAGATGACTCATTCACTCGTCAAAGCAATATGCTTGCAATCATGACGAAGATGCGTCAAGTAACGGCAATCGGGAAAGTAGAACAATGCGTTGACTTCGTAACAGAATTCATGATGAGCAATGATAGACGAATTACAATCTTTGCTCACCATGAAGTAGCAATCACTCTCTTGAAAGACAAGCTAAATGCTTGGCTATCGGACAATGGATTCAAGCCGCTGTTACATTTGCATAGTGGATTGAATCCTTTACAACGACAAGAGCTTCTCACGACATTCAAAGATACAGACCACAGAGTAATGATTGCATCAACTCTTGCCGCTGGTGAGGGATTGAACATTCAATTCTGTGCTGACGCTGTGATGTTCGAGAGGCAATGGAATCCAGCTAACGAAGAACAAGCTGAAGGTAGATTCCATAGGTTCGGTCAAGAGTATCCAGTCAGTATTACTTACATGATTGCCAGTGAAACTATAGATGAATATTTCACTGAGTTGGTAGAGTCTAAACGAGCAATCGTTAAGTCAACATTAGATAACAAAGAAGTTCAGTGGGACCAAAGCTCACTAATGTCTGAGTTAGCTAACACGTTGATAGCGAAAGGTAGAAAGTCATGGAGCCTGAAGTAAAAACTTCACAGCTGCAAAGAGAATCTGAATTCATAGCAAATCGGATTCCATTAATTGTTACTCAATATATCGAGGGAGCAATCACAATTAGTGAAGTCAACATGCAAATCGGCAATCTACTCATTCTGATTAACAACTTTCATTTCGACTGTGAAATGAAAGCGGTGGAGACGAAGTAATGAGCGGATACAGAAAGGTTGTCTTGCAAGACGGCGGTGAGGCTGTGCTGCATCCACAGTTAGGAGATACAATGGATGCAGCTATAGTCTGTATTAAAATGGGAGCCGCTGTTCACTTCCAATGGGATTGCTTGCACTGTAATGTAAGACAGACGTTTGAAACACCAAACACATTCAACATTCGTGGTAAGTGTGAAGAGTGTGGCAATACATCAGACTTGCTGAGTCCATCTGCTCACGTTGGATTTATGATGGTGGCAGGTTCACCAATGGATGCAATCACCGCGTTGTTCGGAGAAGAGAAAGAAATAAAAAAGCGAGACAGCAAAAAGAAGGGAGAATAGATGCCAAGATACCTAGTTGAGATTGTCAACACTCTAACGTATCGAGTAGATGTTGACGCTGATTCTGCTAACGAAGCAATGGAAGCAGCAGAGGACATTGAATACTCTGACATGACAGAGATTAGTGATACTACTGATTACTCTGTCATCAGAGAAATTGAGACAGGAACAGAGCCAAGCTAATGGAAATGAATGAAGTGAACATAGGACAGAATAAGTTTTGTGGTCCTGCTGTTCTCTCCATTCTAACAGGGAAGAGCACAGATGAGTGTGCAAGGATGATTGGTTCAGTAAATGGTGAGTATAACATCAAAGGTGTTATGCTTCACCATTTACTGGAAGCCGCTTCTCGGTTAGGATTTGATAACAAGTCAGTGGCACACGCAACTACTCTGTATGGCACACTAGTTAGACTCTCTCACGAAGATGGAATCTACATCGTAACGGTAGCTAATCACTTTGTATGTGTTGAAGTCAAAGATAAAATCATTTACTTATGTGACAATCATACAAAGAAACCAATACCAGCAGGTGCGTCAGCGCGATTACTACAGCAAGTCAAGAACGTCAACCAAGTTTACAAGCGACGCGAACCTCTTCAATTATCGAATGTGATTACATGCACTACGAAATATGTTAATGATAGAATCGTAGTGACTGTTAAGAACAACGTCACATTTGATATTGAGAAGTATAACAAAGAGTTGGATATAGCACGATTCGGGTTCAATACTATCGAGGAGATGAAGCAGTTCATTGACTCACTTAACGAAGGAGCTAACACATGGCAGACAGCAACGTCTACGTTGCAAGACGTAGAGTAACAATCACGACTGAGCAATCAGACATCATTATGATTGCTTTCCTTGAAGCTAGAGATGGAAGAAATTTCAAGCTAGAGTACAGCATGATGATTGATAAGTCAGACCTGAATCAGACCAGCACGGCATTGCTTGTCATTGCTTGGATTGATTTCGATGATAAAGAGATGCACCATCCAGACCTGACAATTGCGAACAGCTAGAAAGGAAATATGAGCAACTGTGACTGTGAAGAGTGTCAAAAAAGGAAAAGTAAAACAATGGATAGAGTAACAAACGAGTCAGCTGTAGATAAACTCATAGCACTAACACTTGAATTTCATATCAAGACTGGTGCTGATATTGAACTCATCAAAGAATTCATGCGTAAAGTTGGTGAGGTTCATACTATGGTTGCGCTAAACGTGATGAAAGAGGAAATTTTAGGGAAGGATTAGTATGGGATACATGATTGCAATGGGATATTGTGCAGCCTGTAAAGGAATCGTACACTTCAATCCCAACTTAGTTCCATCAATCAGAGTGAATGGTAAGAGAGAACCTCTCTGCCGCTCTTGTGCTGAAAGATGGAATGAGCTACACCCTGAGAACGCAAGACCTATCAACGACAAAGCATACGACGTGACTGACGAAAGCTCATGGGAAGATAACTAATAACAATCCAAACAATCCAAAGGAGACAAGATGAAAAGATTACATTGGACACAGACAGCAGAGGGTCGAGCTAGGATGAGGGAGATAGCATTGGCAAACAACAACGTGCTCAAAGCAAGAGCTGCGAGAGCTAACGGTATCAAAGCACGGAAAGATAAGGAAGCGGAAGCTAAAGTGAAGAGAGAGATTACACTCTCTATTCATGACTGGCAGGTTACGTTCTCGGAAAACGAGATCAGGATTAGGAAGTAACTAAAGAGTAGGTGAGAGATGGGTAGACCAAACATCGTTTTCGATATGTCTAAATATGATTTGTTTAGACTATGCGAAAAGAGATTCAATTACAGGCATAACCTAAACATCGGTTTGCCTGGTAAGTCAATACCATTGGATAGAGGTTCTCTTGTCCACGTAGCGGCTGAGACTTACTATCAGGCATTGAAAGATAAGCACACTCTAGCTGAAGCAGCGACAATGGCACTGTCTAAGATTAGAGTAGCAGCCGTTGTTTCGACAGACCTAGACAGCGAAGTCGTCAATCGAATCATTGATGTGATGGAAGAATACTTCGATTACTGGCAGACACAAGACCAGAACCTAATCATCAATGAAGTAGAGCAACCATTCATGTATGAGTTGTTTGCTAACGATGATGTTGCAATCTTCCTCGCTGGTAAGATCGACTTAATTGTCAGTGATAACCGATACACTGAAGAGCCTTGGGATCATAAGTCCTACGACAGATCATACGAAGTAGGACGAATGAGCAATCAATTCAAGAACTACTGTGTGTTCACGAAGAGTAACTTTCTCACAGTAAACAAGATAGGATTTCAAAAGACACTTAAGCCGCACGAGAAGTTCATCAGAACACGGCTGACATTTGATCCATTGATACTCGAAGAATGGAAACAGAATGTAACCAATGTGCTGATGACGAACTACTTAGCTTGTGTTGCTGAAGATAAGTGGCCGATGAATGAGACTAGCTGTGATAAGTTCAATAGGAAGTGTGAGTTCTACGAAATCTGTGACAGCTCTGGACTTCCTGCTAAGAACTACAAGATCAATTCTAATTACGTTAAGATAGAACCTTGGGATGTAACGAGAGTAATGAAGAGATCATCCCAGATAATTGAGGAAGATAAGGAGAAGAGAGAGCAGGCTAACGATGGCAAAGAAACCTAGCCACGTTCACAAGTTAAGGAAACATAAGTATCCGACTGGCACTATGATATTCTTTTGCACGTTGCCAGACTGCTACCATAAGATAGATTATATGTTAGCACTTGGTAAGCAAACACTGTGCAATATATGCGGTGCTGAGTTTACCATGAATGAGACTTCACTTAAGCTGCTTAAGCCACACTGTGAACAGTGTGGTAAAGTAAAGGTGAAAGATGCTGAAGGCAAGAATAGATATGTTAAGAAAGTTGGAAATAGAATCTTAGTTGGCGCTGCTGTTGCGACTAGCAATAACCTACGGTCACGTCTTGACAACGTAGTGAAAGAATCTGAGGAGGACATTTAATGTTAACATATGTATACCGTCTATGCTGGTTCATCGCTCGGTGCTGGCACGAGAAGGATGATATGTACATTAGTCAGAGTCACATGAGTGAGATACTACGTGACAAAGGAAAGCAATGAAAGCATCTGACATTGTTCTAGACTCTAACGTAAGTATGCTGCTTAAAGGTACTTACGGATTTGGTAAGACGATAGCCGCTGCTAGCTTCGCAGTTGATGGGCCAATCTATCTAGCTTACTTTGATAAGAAGAAGCCTATTGAATTGGTCACATTCTTCAGCAAGCATCGGCCAGACATTCTGAAAAACATCGAATATGATGTGTATGGTTCTCAGAACGCTAATGAGTTTCTTAATAAACTGATTAGCTTATCTTCAGATTGCAGATATTCAGCTGTGATCTTAGATTCGGTGACTAACTTCACCAGTGCCGCTGTTAACTGGTCGTTAGGATTCAGAAGTTCAAAGCTCAAAGGCAAAGATAAAATCATGCCTGACTTTGATGAGTATAAGGTTGAGACAAGCCTAGTTACTCAGTGCTTAGACATTTGCCGTTCTTTACCGTGTCACATCATATGGACTGCACATCCAGTTCAATCAATAAAGATTGAAGGAAGCGGAAGCACTATCAAAGTAACCAAAGCTAATCCAATCGTGACATACGGTAGTAAGGTAGCTGGTATTATTCCTGGTAACTTCTCAGAGATATACCACTTCTCAAAACTCAACGAGTGGGATCAGTCAACTGGCAAGTCAAGAGTTAAATACATAGTAGACACCGAAGCGGTCGGTGATGACTATGCAAAGTCAAACTTGGGACTGAAAGAAAGTCTTGACATTACAGACAGACTGTTCTATGATGTGTGGAAGGAGAAAGTTAAACAATTAAGGGAGGATATAAACGATGCTGTAGCCAAAGAAAAAGACAAATCAATCAATCCATTTGTTAATTCAGCTAACTCATCACAAGAAACAAAAACATCACAGTGGAAAACCTAAACAGGAGAGTGAACAGTGAGAGTAATACTTACACCAGACGATCTCAAGAAGGGTGATCTTGCCGAACCTGGCTGGCATCCTATGGAGATCACAGACTACACGGAATCACCGGCAGATACAGATGGTTCTACTAACTGTATCTTCCATCTGAAGATCACTGATGGTCCTAGCAAGGGCATTTCTCCACGCAAGCTCTTTAATGAGAAGGCGTTGGGATTTGGCAAGAGCCTTTGGTCAGCTTTGAATTTCCCTTATGATCCAGCTAAGGGATATGAGCTGTCTACTGAACTGTTCCGTCAAGCTATCGGACACAAGGTTCAGGGATACATTAAGCGCGGTAAGAGCAACAAGGGTAACGAATTCAACGACGTAGTTGATTTCCGTCCCATTCAGTAGCTAGTTAGTACGGCAGAAAGAAGGCTGGATGCCATCGAATAAGTGCAAGTTACAAATAAGATGGGTACACAGGCCATGTGTATCCTTTACATCCAGCCGCTTTTTGTTCTGACTTTCGAGACGAAACGATAAAAGGAGGATAAGTGAAAACAGAAGCGGAGATTCTAGCATACGTCAACACTCTCTTTACTAAAGCGATGGTTGATTTAACAGCGTTCTTACTAGCACCGCCTGACCAACCAACGATAACATCTCCAATGGTAGCTGTAGATACGAGTGCGAAAAGCGGTGGACAAACGGCGATGTTATGTCCTGATTGCGGTGCTGAGATGGCACTGAGAGCTAACCGTACAACAGGAAACAAATTCTGGGGATGTAAGAAGTATCCAAATTGTAAGGGTACTAGAGATGAGAATGGTCTAAGCAGAGCTGAGAGAGAAGAAGCGAAGCTAAAGAAAGAAGCTGGCGGTGACTACGAATATCCTCAGACAGATGGTTTCTCATTCAATAAGAAGCGTGATCCTGTCAATGAGGTAGCACCGGAACCAGTCGAGACAACGGCACCGTTCAATGGTTGGGTTAATCCTTTCGCCAAGAAATGAAATCACCACCCGTTAAACAGACATGGGTAAGCAGATGCTTGGACATATACAATTTCCATGCATCTCAATTAAGAGAAGAGCCTAGCTGGACTATGGATAAGACAGCTAAGGCTCTTCACCGTTCTATTGGTTCTGTATCCCAAGATATGTTATTAGCTAGTTGGTTAAGAACACACGAGAAACAACTCAGAAGATTTACCAGTGCTAAAGATGCCCTCCAATTCATTAGAAGCAGAAAGAAAGAAATCAGAACATCTGATTTAGATATATGATTTCTTTCTACTGCTCTAAATGTCACCACCTCATTAAGAATGAGCACACCCCACAAACCGAAGGCCAATCCATCATAAACGAATCCAACCTCTGTGAATCCTGCACACCAAGACCAACCTATATCTATCCAAACGAATCCAAAACACACTGTAAAAAAGGCCATCCTTTTGATGGTATAATGCAAACAAAAAATGGTATCCGCCGCTATTGCAAAACCTGTCAAAAAGAAGCCGATAAAAAATACTTAAAAACCCACATCAATCCACATCACAGAAAGAGTAAGGGACAGACGCCTCCAATAAAAAAGGCTCCAAAGGAGTAATAAAATTAATGCCAAGATACGTTCCAGGTATTGGTCCAATTGAACCAGATTTAATGATCATCGGTGAAGCACCAGGTAAAAATGAGAGTGAGCAAGGCATTCCTTTTGTTGGTCCGAGCGGTGAGATACTAAACGAATGCTTAAGGAAGGCTGGCATTAGAAGGAATGAATGTTACATCACTAATGTATGTAAGTATCAACCACCGCTTAACGATCTAGAGAAGCTACATCTAATTGACGTTAGACTTAATGAGCAAGCTGACTTGCTGTGGGAACATGAAATTAGAAAACTCAAACCAAAATGTATCCTTGCTGTGGGTGATACTGCTCTTGAGCATACTTGCGGTGTCACTGGTATCCTTAATTATCGTGGTTCAATCTTGTTGGCAAAGGATGGGATTACTAAGGTAGTACCAACCATACATCCAGCCGCTCTGTTCAGTCACTATCAAGAAGGGAGTCAAAAAGGTGGACTTGAATACACCTATCTCAAACTTATTGAGCACGATATCCAACGAGCTGTTGAAGAATCCAAAACGAGAATACTATCACTTCCAGATAGGCAAATCGACGTATGTCACAATTCGCTTGATCTGCACAGATTCTTCGATAGATATAAACTCCTTGATAAAGCGACGATTGACATCGAGTCGATTAATTGCGTTCCTGTATGCATCGGTTTTGCATTCTCAAAAAGCCATGCTATATCAATTCCTCTGCTTAGGAAAATTGGGAACAACCAGCTTACTGACATGGGAAGTGGAGAGCTTGATGAATGCTGGAGAACAATTGACACTCAACTTCGAAGATTAAAGTTAATTGGTCAGAACATTAAGTATGACGAGTTCAAGCTCAACTTGATTGGCTTTGAACTGCCAACTATATACAGTGACACACTCATTAAGACAAGAGTTTTATTCCCTGAGCTACCAGATAAGAGGTTGAATGTCCAGTCATCTATATGGACAAGAGAGCCTTACTATAAAGAAGAGGGAAAAGAGTTTAGACTTGGTAAGCAGAAGATAGATAAGTTCTTGCTGTACAATGGACGTGACTGTGCCGTTACGTTTGAGGTGGATGAAGAGCAAGAGCTTGATTTGTATGACATGGCACAGCAGTTCAATGTACCATTAGTCGAATACTATTACAACTATATGATGCGGAAGCATAAGTTCTACCTGAAGATGGAGAACAACGGCTTCTGCGTTGACACACAGCGGCAGAAAGAACTAAAGAAGAAGTACACTGAGCTAGCTGTAGTGCCACACACCAGGATAACAGAGTTGGTTGGTCATGAAGTGAATGTTAGTTCCTATCCTCAGATGTTTGAGCTTCTATACAAGGAGATGAAGTTCAAGCAGATGAAAAGAAATCCAACGAGTGAAGATACTATTGTTCAGTTGTTAGGAAACCATGCCAAAACTAAAGAGAAAAAAGAACTCCTCATTGCAATCCTTGAGGAGAAAAGAATCAAGACGCAAAAGTCAAGATACATTAACTTTTGTCCAGATTATGACGGAAGATGCAAAACTAGTTTCAACATATCAGCGACGGAAACTTGCCGCTCTTCTACTGGAATACTTAAAAAGCCAGTACGACCGAAGAAGATTGGTCTTGCATTCCATACGATTAGTAAGCACGGACGTCTCGCCAAAGACATACGCTCTATGTTTATTCCAGATAAAGGAACACTCTTTCTCAGTGCAGACAGCTCTCAGGCTGAAGCAAGGATCGTAGCTGTCTTATCTGAAGATTGGGATTTGTTGACTGCATTTGATAAGGTTGACATACACAGAAGAACGGCTGGTTTAATCTTCGGCTATACCAAAGAGTTAAATCTTTCTACAGCACCAATTGCAGTAGTTGATATTATAGAAAAAGATGGACCGGAGAGATTCTGTGGAAAGAAAACAAGACACGCCGGCAACTACAATATGGGTAAGAATCGGTTTATGGTCGAGTTTAATACTGATGCTCAGAAGTTTGATATTGCTATGTCAATTAGTGAATGGCGTGCTGGTCAAATGCTTGATCTATTTCATGCAGCGTCACCTCTTATCAGGGGGAAATTCCACTTTGATATACAAGAGTGCCTCAAGAATACGAGAACGATCATTGACCCCTTTGGTGGAGTTAGGATTTTTAACGGGCGAATGGATGAGGACTTATTCAAAGAAGGATACGCAAACATACCACAAAGGACGGTTGCTCATTTGGTTCAACGGGCGGCGCTCCAAATAGATGATGAATTAAATGGCGATCCAGCCGCTCTTTGGCTCTCGGAGAACCACGATTCGCTAACGATGCAGGTACCCATTGACAACTGGGAACCTTATGCTAGACTGATGAAGAAGTACTTTGAAGTACCAATAGATTTCTCTACTTATTGCAGCTTGAAGCGTAACTACACACTAACCATTCCCTGTGAGATCGAGACAGCAGACACAAACTATGGCGACTTTAAGAAGGTGAGGCTATGATCTTTATCATTGCTGGTTCTTATAAGAAAGCAAAACAATTTGCTAAGACTCAGATGCTAACAGATGATGAGTGGATTTCTACTCTAGATTTGGATGATCTGAGACAGCTATCTAATTTCCATGTGATAGTCACAGATTCAGCATCTGAATTGAATCCATCCTTCTTCGAGAAAGTGTTTAACCTAGCTTTGATAAGAGGTAGAATAGGAAGGAAGTGAACATGCAAATCACACTATCCAGAGAAGAAGCCATAGCCATCCTGCAAATCCTAAGAAGCAACTGGATACCACTCGATCTACAGAAGGTGATATTCTTCATGATCACTAAGATTGAGAAGGCATTAGAAGAAGATAGTGAAACATATTAATTGGGTTGAATCATTAGTCGATGAGTGCAGTCACGTAGAAACACCACAGAATTGGCTCTTCTGGTCTTTCTTGTCGTGTATCAGTGCCGCTGCTGGAAATAATTATTATCTAACTACATTGAAAGGTGATCTAATATACAAACCAAACCTCTATATAATGTTATTGGGTGACAGTGGTTTAGGTAAAGGGTTTCCTATCAACAGAGCCAAGTTACTAGTCACCAAAGCTGAGGTCACGAGAGTCATTGCTGGTAGGAGTTCAATCCAGGCTATCGTTCAGGAGCTGTCAAGGACTAAGACTAAAGAAGGCAAAGCACCAATCACAGATAGTAGGGGGTTCATAGTCAATGGAGAATTATCGACAGCTATTATACAAGATCCAGACAGTCTCACTATTCTTACTGATTTGTATGATGGTCATTACAACCCTGAGTGGACTAACCTTCTCAAAGGAGACGGTGCCGAGAAACTTAAGAATCCTTATATTACTGCTTTGTTTGGCAGTTCTCCTGCTCATTTCTATGATTCTATTCCCCAGGCCAATATAGAAGGTGGATATATCGGCAGGAATCTAATCATCTACGAAGAGAAGAGAAGTCAAAACGTAGACTTGTTAGATGATGAGAACGATAAGGAAGGTGATAAGTTTGATGACTTCATTATACCAAAGTATGTGCCACACCTAAACAATATTCACAGTAAGAGTGGACAGTTAAAGCCAAGCGATGAAGCTAGAGCATTGTTTAATGAGTGGAGAAGGAAGTGGAGGGCATCACAAACATACGATAAGACAGGCTTTCTCAATCGAGTACCAGATCATGTACTGAAGGTTGGCATGTGTCTTGCATTGGCTGAGTTTGATTTTAGTGGGACAATCGAACTACATCACTTAGAGACAGCTATTGAAAGAGTGACCAGCTTAGTGTATGCTAGTAAGAGGACAACAGATGGAAGAGGCATTGATCCACTAGCCGCTGTCACGAAAGCTGTGCTAGACATCTTGATAGCGGCACCGAATAACCAGTTGGCTAGGAAGGGCTTGCTTTGGAGACTGTATGGTACTGCTAATAGCTTCACACTAGATCAGGTGTTAGAGAATCTAGTAGAGATGGGATGGATTAGGAAAGAGAAGGTTGGAATTGGTAAGGAGTTAGACTGGTTGGTTCACTTAGCAGGTGAGCCGAAAGAATCTTACATGAAGTACGTTAAATCGAGAGGTGAATAGAATGGTTGGCACTGTTAACAACGTCGTAGCGTCGAAGAGGTTTGGGTTTATTCTTGGAGAGAACAACCAAGAGTATTTCTTTCACGCATCAGAGATGGTTGATCATTGGGAGGTACTAGAATCATTGTTCGCAAAGTACGGCAAAGGAAAGATCAAGGTCACATTTGAACCTACTAAGACTGAGAAGGGACCACGAGCTAAAGGCGTAACTCTATTCATGGATAGAGAGGATTAGTTACGTCCATAAGTCTGAGTGCCAGTCAACCCAAGTGTATTAGAAGGTGTCATTATAGCAGCCAATGCTGGATCATCTTTAGCTAATTCATATAGATCTTTAAGTACAATCGGTGCAGTCCTTTCGTACAGTGCTCTCTTAACCTCGAAAGGTTTGCCATCAAATTCTCTATTGTTCATCCAAGCCCATACAAATGATCCCGCAGGTGATAGACGATTCGTGAAGAACCTCTCAGCTACAGTAGCTCTGTTCCTAAAAGCTCCACCTTTATCAAAGTCTATTCTCCTTCCCGCATCTCTGCCAGAAGTAGGTGTTTCCCTGTTCATCAAGAACTTCATAGCTGCTACAGGAAATTGCTGATACCCACCAAACAAATCAATCCTTGTATCTCCAACTCTAATCTTCCTGAAGTCTGAGCTAGCTGGATCGTCAACAACCTTACCACCCATCAGCTTAGCTAATTCACCAACTGCCAATCCACTACCAGCAACAGCAAGTAATGATCTTAATGCTTGATTCCTCATGACTGGATCATAGCTTGCATACTTCATAGGATTAAGAACAGCGTTCCATGTTCTTATCTGACCAGATAGATTCTTTGGTGCAAACATCACATCATTGATTGCTCCAAGATTCCTTTCCAGTTTCCACTTACCGACGTTAAGAGATCCTCTACCAGTAGCATCGTTGATGAACTTAGCGTATGTCTTAGCCTGATGTAGGTTAGCTTGAGGATCTAATCCAAGCTTCATTGCACTCTGCATCATAGCTACGAATTGGTCAGACCGTAGCTTGTTAAGGAATGCTGTATGAGCACGACTTGACTTACCGACACCAGAATACTTCTCAAAGGCACTACCTTTGTTAGTAGTGAATAGCTCCTCTACACCAGCTAGATCAAGTCCCATTCTCTCAGCAAATGATGGAGTTGGTTTACCAAACTTATCAATACCAGGTTTGAAGAATCCAGATGGATGGTCAATGATTGATTGAGCCACAGCATCAGCCGCTTTTGCTGAACCCCAAGCCTTCACCATGTCATCAAGAGAAGTCCACCATGCTTTGTTGAAGATGAATGCTTTACCTTGACGACCAGGTGCAGAGAGATCCCATGCTGTAAGCAATGCTTTGTTAGCACCGAGAACCTTACGGATGTATCCTGCTCTCTGTCCTTCAGGAAGCTTATTCACAGCAGCGGCAGCTTCATCAAGGAGTTCATCTATCTCATACTGAGAGTTAGCTGGATTAGGATTCTCAACTGCTCTCTTTAGTCTCTTAGCAAGAGATGCTGTTGCTGCCTCTGCTTCCATTGAAGCTGCTACTGCCTCTTCTGGTGTTAGAGCTGCTGTATCTGGTGACTCCTTTGGTGATTCTTTTGCAGCTTTAGCAATCTCACCATTACCAGCTTCCTGTGCTGTCACTTTCGGAGTAGCTTCTGGTGCCGCGCTAGCAGCAGGTTCTTGATTCTTTCTCCAGATAGATTCGATTCTCACTACTCCAGGTTCAGCACCAGATAGCTGATTCTTAATAGTAGTTCTTACACCCTGACCAGCTAGTCTTGCAGATGCTTCATCCATCCCAGTCTGTTCCATAACAAACTGAAGATACTTATGATCAGATTTAGATCTAGTCTTTTGTGCAATGATGAATAGAGCCTTATCCAAGTCATCAGCAAAGCTAGGAGAGAAGCTATCTGCTCCGATGTTAAATCGTGGTTTAGCTCCTGCTAGTTCTGCTGGTAAACTAGCCGCTTTCTGCACCGTAGCAGCAGGTTGTGTCGTAGCAGCGGCAGGTTTATTCTTCCTTGTATTACTCCATGTCATCTGCCCCGGAGTCTTTGGCACTGTTGGTGCAGTTGATTGCTCCGCAGGAGCAGATTTAGCTTCGGTAGCAAGAGCTTTAGCTTCTGCTAACTCTTCAGGTGTGATTGTTCCAGATTGCTTCTTCTGGAATAGCTCATTCAATCTATCAATATTTAATGATCCAGATTCATCACCGATAAGTCTCTTAACTTGTCCCACTCCCTCTTTAACAGCAGGACCAATACGTGTTTTCATCTGCTCAGCGATACGACCTACTATACCAGTACCAGTCTCTTCTCCAAGTTCACTAGCTGAAAGCCTAAAGAGTTTTCCAGCATGAGTACCAGTATAACCTCTATCAATAACATCCTTCAATGCACGCATCTCTGGACTGCTATTTGCTACGTTCTCCCATGCTTGATTGACTGCTGCAACATACTCATCAGCATCAGACTCTAAACTGAATCTTCCTTCTGGTGGCTTATATATCTTATCTAGTTCAGTTCTAACCTGACGATGGAATTTCTGACCAAACATCTCAGCTAAGCTTGCACGAGCTTTATCTGGAGATTTTGAAACTCTCCTAAAGAACTCTCTCCTATCCATATTCTCTGATAGGCCAAGAATATCTCTGATGCTTCTCTTAGCTCCAGGTTCGGGAGCAGCTTTGGTGAATTTGCTAACTGCTTTACCGACTGATTGACCAAACTTAGATGCTTTAATCTCACCCATTATCCCATTGATATTCTTAATCATCGTGTCTATATCGAGTGAACCTTCGTCGTTACCTCGAATAAGAGACTTGACTCTATCAATGAGATTCTTTGTATATTCGGATGTACTTCCGGATGGCTCTGTAATGCCTCGATCCATTGCCGCTTTTAGCAGCTTGAATGCTACCTTACCACGTCCTAATCCAAGGCTAGATTTAACGGCTAGTGTACTGATACCTCTACCGTCATAATCTGTTGCAAGATATCCAGTGGGATTACCATCAGCATCACGAAATTCAATTACAAGACGATCCGGCCACATCCGTTCTGATGGCATGATAGTCATTCCTGGCTTACCAGAATCAGGTCTAACATTATCAGATAGCTGACCATCTGCCCATCTATTCCATGTAGCTACAGCACTCTCACTAATCTTCTCACCTCTATTTGGTCTACCTCTTCTTCTTGCCGGTCTGTAAGGCTTCAGCTCAGCATTAATTACTGTTTCACCAGAGATAAGTTTATCTGCTCTTTCTGCTCCACCAATAGCAGCTAGACGCTTACGTGATCTCTCCCTCATCTCAGGTGTTACTTCAACCGGAGGCTTAACTGGTAATGCACTAGGATCTGCCGTCCTAGATCTAGAACTACCACCACCAGTATCTACACCTTGTGCTATTAATTCTGATCTTCTACCCTCAAGAAATGCTACAGCAGTTCTAGTACCTTCTGTAGGATTCCTGCGCAATTCAGCAATAAGAGGATCAATATCATGTGGATATATATGCTCAGCCATAGTATCAGCATAAGCATGTACTTCCTCACGCGTCATGCCTCTTAGCTGTTCTACAGTCTGAGCATAAGATCCTGGTCTAGGTGGTCTAACTTCTCCTACTGGTGTCCCATCAGCAAATCTTTGTTGTAAGATTCCTCTTGCATAATGAGCTGCATTTCTTAATTCACCTTGACCATTCTCATTTGCCCCAACAAAGATATGAAGATCACGATCTGTCCAATCATGTAACTGTTCATATCCACCTTCCAAATCATATCTTTGAGTAATACTTCCAGATTCATCTGGTAGAGCTGGTAGTTCTCCTTCTACATCTCTTGTGAATGCTTGTGATTCTGCTGACTGTGCTCTTTCCGGTGACTCTCCTATTGCCCTCAATTCTTCTGGAAGGCTAAGTCCTCTAGATTCAGCAACCTCAGTAGCATATGCAGCCATACTCCTACTAATATTTGCTCCAGCTCCTTCAGGTGCATCTCGTACTGCATCAGTATGCCTGCGAATAAAATCTAGAAGCTCTTCATCGGAATGATGATCTATAATCGCACGAGTATGACCAGAAACTCCATTTACTATTCTATTTAGTTCTGTTGATGGTCTAGCTGTAGCTGGTACTTGAGCAGTAGGAGGATTTGATAAGTCAGGAGTTGCCGAATCAACCATACCAACTTGACCATATGATCTCGGCAATACATCTGGTTGCTGGTCAATGAATTCAGGTCTTTGAGTTGGTGGTAGTGCTTGAGTCAGTTGCTCAGAAATATCTCCGTGCCTTGTTGGTGCTTCAGCTTGTGGATTAGCAGCTCTTTCTGCTGCTCTTGATTCTAGAAGATCACGACCGTAGAGAGCTGCATTTGCTCCAGATTCTCCGTATGCAGTAGGATTACCTTCAAATGTGTTAATGAGATTCTGAACATACTGATCAGCCATCTCATCCATCTGAGCACGAACAGTAGGCATTACTATATCAGGATCAACTCTCCTTGCCGCTCTTGCTGCTGTAGTAGGTGCTTCCGCAAAAGCATCAGCAGCAGGAGATTTAGTAGCAGGTTCTCCCTCACTACCAAGAAGATTTCTCCTGAGATTCCTACCAAGCTCAACAGGATCAAACGTACCAGATTCATTCTTAACTAATTCTTCTATCCAACCAGTGAGAGTAGATGGCGTAGATGGTGCTTGAGGTGCAGCAGCTTTAGGTGCATTTGGTACTGGTACATCACCAGGTCTAGCATCAGCAGAGCTTCTAACTTCACCAGTAGTAGGATCAACAAATTCAACTTCAGTTCTCTGCAATCCAGTAAGTGTATTAGGATCGAATGCTGTAGTAGATGGTGTTACTGGTGCCGCTACTGGCTGTGGTGTTATCGGTGCCGCTGCTTGTGTTGGTTCATTCAGTACGCTGGAAGTAAATACGTCAGGATCATCTTTACCTGTTATGTAATCAGCGATAGATTCGCCTTCTCTAATATCTCTAGTTGGTGCATGTGGTTGACGTGGAGTTCTATCAGGTATATAGTCACTAGATGGTATTTGATCTGGTGTTATATCTTTAAGAGAAGGAACACCAATAGGTTTAGCTTTACCAAACCTAGCATTTGCACCACCTAATGTACCACCAGTGATAAGACCTATTCCACCACCAGCTACAGTCTGCTGACCAATATCACCCCATGAAGGAGCTTCCCATTTAGAAGGATCTAAAAGATTACCTTCTTCAGCTTGCTTACGTGGGAATGCACCAACAGCTCCTTGCCATGCACCATGACCCATCTGTTGAAGAGCGTATTGACCAACCTTCCTAAGAGCGGCACCTTTACCTGGTATCT